GGGTTGTCGCGGCACTTGAACTCTGGCGTCGGGCCGCATTGCCGCTCGGTGTAGGTGTAGCCCTGCGACCAGGTGTAGTCGCACGTTGCATTATCGACGGTTGGATCGGCGCCCCTCTTTTGGATCTCCGCCGTGTACATCACGGACCCGGTCGTGGGAAAATATTGGCACGGAGTGCACGTGTAGATGTTGCACGGCAAGCAACCGCCGACCATTTCGTAGGTAGCCCCACCCTCCGGTGGCTCGCATTCAATGATGTTGCAGGTGGATCTTTCGCAAGCCGGGATGCGAGCGACAGCAGTAAGGTCCAACGAGAACGCCGCCAGCCCTTTCGTCTGGCAGTCGGACACGGTGGCGCTGCAATTGGTGTTCGAGCAGCCGCCGCCGCAGCAGCAACGGCGTCGGCTCACTCCTTGGCCTTGCCCTTGCGGCAGTAGAGGAACCCGGCGACCGCGCCGATGAGGCCGAGCATGACTCCGAACCAGATGGAACCGAGGAGAGATTCAGCGCTTGCGAGCATGGGGTTTCGCTTTCTGCTTACGTGCGAAGGTGAGACCGATGGAACAACCGGAGGCGAAGGTGATAGCCATCAGGCCCACCAACCAGAGCGTGTATTGCCAAGGTGCGAGGTTCATACGAGCTTCCAGTTTTTGATTGTGTAGACCAGGGCGAATCCGCCGAGCACGACTCCGGCGACAGATAGAAATTTCAGCGTGCTGAAAATGCCAGGCTCCTCGTCGCTCACGTAGGCGACGTGTTCCTGCACCGCCTCGATAGACGCCTGGAGGCCGTCCAGTTCCTCGCGGGCCGCGTCCATGTGGACGATCGCCGCGCCCACCGCCTGGCGGGCGTCGATGGCCGAGTGCGCGATCGCTGCCGTGTGGTTGGTGCAACCGGCGAGCAAGAGCGCGAGGATGGCCGCTGCAAGCTTCATGCCGGTTCCGGCTCCTCTGGCGGCGGCACGAATACGTCGTTTGCGCGGTCGTAAATGTAACCAGGTGCCGGATACATCCCGCGAATGCTGCCATCAGGCTTGCACTCAATCCATTCCCCCCCAAGGTTGTCACGCACCCACGCGAGCGATGGGGTAACAAGAACTTGGACCACAACGTCGTTTTCGATTTGCGCTGCGTACTTGCTCATGGAATCACCATGTTTCCGTTTGCGGAGAAGGTATGAGTTACGTAGCCACCTGAAATGGACACCGTTCCACCCGTCGCAATTTGCGTGCTTCCTGCGTAACGGAACACAACGACGCCGTCGCCGCCTTTTGCTCCTGCGCCATTGTTGCTTCCGCTGTTTCCACCACCACCACCGCCGCCGCCTGTCTGGTTTGTTCCTGCGGTGCCGGTTAGGGACGTTGAATTTCCACCAGCACCACCACCACCGGAGCCACCGCTACCAGCAGTTGATCCTCCTGCACCGCCGCCGCCACCACCGCAATAGGTATTTCCGAAGTAGGAAACGCCAGCGCCTCCGTTTGCGTTTGCGCTTCCGCCGTTTGAACCAGCGGCTGCCATTCCACCGCCACCAGCGCCACGGTATTGGGCGTTGCCATCTCCGGCATTGCCGCCATTGAATCCTTGGCTTCCGGTTCCACCAGTCAATCCGGCAGACCCGTTTGCACCGCCTCCGCATCCACCGTTGCGGCCGTTTCCTTTGCTAGTTCCGGCCGATCCGCCACCGCCGCCACCAGTTGCAGTCAATGCCAAGATGCTTACCACCGAATTGGACCCATCTCCTCCCTGATCGGAAGTAGTCGGAGCTCCTGCACCACCAGCACCAACGGTGATTGCGTAAGTAGTCCCGCTGACCAAAGTCGATGCGCTGTAGACAAGTCCGCCCGCGCCGCCGCCGCCGCCTGCATAACTGGTGTTTGTTGGTCTTCCACCGCCACCACCGCCAGCGACAACAAGCACTTCGGCAGATATGTCGGAACTTGCTGCCACCATTGCCTTACGCATCATGTTCTGTATCACGGGATCACCTCGTTGGTCGTGCGGAGATCAATGGTCGCAATATGCAGGTTCTCGCTGCCGGTGTTCGGATCTGCGTACAGCACGATGCGGCCCCAGGCGTTCGACGCGAAGGTCGCCGTCTGCACGGCGGTCAACGAGAAGCCGGCGGTGCCGCCTCCCGCGCTTACCACCGTGCCGGTGTAGGTCGTGCTCAACGTGCCAACGTCGACGCGCATCTTGGGCGTGAAGTTTGTCCAGGAGAAATTCTGCCCTGCCCCGTTGTGGACGTGGAAGGCGAGCTCGTAGACCTCGCCGGGCACCATCACCTGCGGGTCGATGCCGGACGCGAGCTGGAGGTTGTTGTCGCCAATTGCCATTAGGTGCACCTGATTGGATTGGGGCGGTCAAAGAATGGGACGGCAGTTCCGTTGCTGTCGTAGACCACCCAAACATACACACGTGCCTGGAGGCTGCTAGTGGTCCATGCTCCGGCGGTGTAGATGGATCCAACCGGGCCAATGGTGGACGCCGGGGTACTGATGTCCATGCCATCAACCAGCGTCGAGGTGTTGAACTCCTCGCGGAGGTTGCGGGCGTTGGCGTAGTTGAATCGCTCGTCTGCCGGGACGGTGATTCCGCCAGTCGCCGTCGGCGACCAGAGTTCGATCGTGTAGGTCCATCGGTTGGTGGCAAGATTTGCCGCCGACTTAATTGAGCAGAGGCCGGATGCCACGATGGTCGGCTGGACAAGCTGCTGCTGCGCCCAGACGATTCCGTCCTGATGCTGCGTAACGGTCGACGCGGAGTCCGTCCAAGCGTTTGCAACGAAGCGATTCGCCGATCCCAGTAGACCGTTTCGGAAGTTGGGGCGGTGCCAGGTCATGCGAGTCTCGACGGTCCTGCCTTGGTGAGCTGGTCACGCCATGCGGTATCGAAGAGATCGTTCAGATCTGCCGTGTTGGTGAATTGCTGATACCAGCCGACCTTGGTGGTCTGGTTGATTTGCTGCCCGGCAATAGTTGCACCGGGTAGAAGCACCGGCTGTCCGGTGAGATTTGGAATCGGGATCTGTTCTAGGTGGAACCAGTCATCGAACAGGAAGGAGGCTTGGATACGCCACATTTCGCTATCCAGCGTTGCCGTAATTCCGGTGCAGAGGACCGATCCAGGTACCCACCCTAGGAATGTCGCGCTGTTGCGCCTACTAATGTAATCGGTAAGGATTGTTGCCCAAGCTGGATCGTCTGCCGTCAGTGCAGTCACCGATGATCCCGGGGTACGGTCGCGAAGGAGTTCGATCTGGATCGCCTGCTGTGCTACCAACGCGGTGCGCGGGTTTCCGTTCGTATCAACTTTGGTTCCGCCAATATCCACCACGCCCGTAGGCCACGTGAGGGAACCGTTTGTTGGAAATGTAGCTGCCTGCCTGTACATAGCAGTACGCCGCGTTGAGACCGTGCGGGTCTGCTTCAGGTAAGTCATGCCGTACGAGTTGGTGTACGGGTAGTTGTAATTCGTGTACGTCGAACGGATCAGCCAGGTGAACGGGCGCTCAACCATCGGCTCGACGCTGCACGTGCGGCAGATGAAGTACTTCAGCCAGGCGTTGTACGGGGTAGATGTCCCGATGTAAGTGCTATCCAGCCGGTACTGCGGCCTGGCCTCGTTCGGGATCTCCGCCATCATGGCCGCGTCGCCCGAGTACGTGTCGTTGGCGTCGGCGGGCGTCCAGCGCAGGATCCACGACCGCTCAAGCACTTGGTCTGCCCAGCGGTCTTCGAGCTTAAATCGCCGACTGTCCGGGCGTTCGATGGTTGTCCACGTTCCCATTAGTTCCCCTTTGTCTGCTTGGCGATTTGCTCGAGCAGAGCGGTCTGCCTGGTGAGTTCGGTGGAGTCGGACGTCATTCCCCGAGCAGAGCCGAGACCACCGGCGAGCTCGGTTCCGGATACCTGTCCGGTGAGGTACTCAAACGTCTTTGCCTGATCAAGCATGGCCGAAATCGGGCCTTGTGCGTTCGGATCGCCGATGGACGTGATAAATGCGTCGGAAAACGCCACACCGGCATCGACGAAACTCTGCTTCAAGCTTTCCCATGCTGCAACACCACCGGCAAGGTCTCCGGCGTTCATTTGAGCCTTGGCAGCTTGTTCTCGCAGGGCAGCTGATTCAATGTCTTTGCCCTTGGCGACGCCCAGACCGACAGCCCTGCCCATCGAGACTTCCGACTCGATCTTGGCTACTTGCAGGTTGGCGTTTGCGATCATTGCCTCGGGCGAGTATTTCACCGCCATCGCGTTCAGTTCCTCAACGCGCTTGTCGACCATCTGGATGACTCGCATGATCATCCCGTACGCGCCTTGTGCCGCGTCGATCCCAGCCGAAATCCCTGCTGCGGTAGCGCCTCGCTTGGCCGTTCGGTTCAGCTTGTCGAGTTCGCGGTTGGTCGCATTGACGCCGGACACGACACCGCGTGGATCGACCTCCGCCCAGATGACTACCTTTTCCGACTTGTCAGCCATTGAGGTCGCTCCTCAACCAGGGGAAAATCTGATGGGATCGCTTTCCGGTCAAGGCGCAAGCAATGACGCCCAGCAGATATTCCTGGCGCTCGCCGTTGGTCATTTCAATGTTGGAAAGCCCTGCTGGCATCATCAGTCTTCCGCCGTGATCGGCGATTCTCCAGAGGCGCCTTTCGGCGCGGGTGTAGGGCGGGTGCGGTTGATCTCCTCCATGAGCAAACCAGCCAGGTCGGAACGGATCTTTCCGGCGTCCTTTGGATCAGCAAGAAACGGCGTCCCATCCGGACAGGTCACGCAAGCAACCCACCAGAACGGATCGACGGACGCCCGCTGCACGTCGGCGAGCGTCGGTTCGCGAAACACAAGCGGTCCGACGCCATCGATTTCGACCGTCCGCGAGCGAGCGACGAGCTTGGAAACGTCAACCGGCATCAGCCCTGCTCCTCCCACGAAAGCTCCCACATCGCCGCGCCGGTGCCATCATCGGTGATACTGGCAGAGGTGATTTGGATGTTGAACGCGTTTGTAGAAGACCCGACGGTGTCATAGATCTTCCCGCCCTGGTCGGTGTATGAAAGGGTGAGAACGGCACCCGTCGCTTCGGCCAGAGTCGTCGGTTGGACATGGAGGCGGATTGCGTCGTCCACTGATCCGTCTTGGCGATACACGGTCAGCGTGCCCGAGCGGCGAAATCGTCCAGGAAGGCGCTTCTGCTGCCAATCCGAAACCGTGGTGACATCGAGCGATTCCTTCTCCCAGTTGATCGTGATGCTCTTGCACTTCACCGTGGTCTGTCCGCTGAAAGTGACGGTTCCGCCGTAGCCTGAAATGAGTGCCATATTCAATACTCCTGCGCTTGTAGTGTGATTGTGATTGTGCCGACGCGCTCCGCGTCGTGTTGTCCGTCGTCGATGTTTTCGGTGCTAAAGGCAACCGCGAACTGCGTGATGACGATCTTTACTGACTCACCCGTATCGGTGTAATTGGCGTCAATTGCGTCGACAATGTCGTCGACAGTGATGCAGACATCCTCAAGAGTGTCAGCAACACACACCACCTGGAGACCGATCACCCAGACGTTGTTTCCGCTCACCCCGTTCAAACTCACGGAGATTTCTGCTGACGTGAGGTCGTAAACGGCCACTGGGGTAGCCGTGCCAGCGGTCCGGATGCCGTTGCATATCGTCACCCCAGAGGAATTGAGAGCTGCATAGATTGCTCTATGCACGTTTGCGATTGGCACGTGGCCTCCTCTTGTCAGTAAAGGATTTTTGGGCCTGAACCAAGACTTCCTTGCTGATTTCCTCCAGCATCTTTCGGAGGTTCAGGCGAGCCCAATCGCGAGATACGTGCTTGCCTTCCGTGAATGACCCGGCGGCTTTGTTGCGGTGCCCGTATTCGAGGAGGTGATAGACGCGCTGATTGCCGCTGGCAAGGGTGCCGCCCTTCTTGCCGTACTTGATGTGCACGTTCATCACCATGCGAGCCGTCTCGCCTTGTCCTCGCGGGCGGACCCGAGACTTCGCCGCCGCCCAAATGGCGCGACGGTGCTTCTGCTTGCTTCCGTTGCGCTTGTAGGTTGTGGTCAGCCATTCGTTGCCAAGACGACGAGCCCAGCGCGGCATGATCTCGTTTCCGGCGCGGCGCTGCACGTTCCGGCGAATGTTCTCCGGCATTCCCTTCAGGAGCTTCTGGACATCTGCGCTATCGACGTAGATCTTGGCGGTGTTGTTCACGGCAGCACCTCCGTCGCTTCGATCTCCAGCCGCCGACGGCGCTGGTCGCGGTCCCAACAGGCCCGCACGTTGAACGTGCGCTCGGTGCCACGGTCGTTCCATAGCAGCCGGCTACGGGTGTTTACCGACGGATGGAAGCTAGCGAGGATGCGCCAATCCGTGCGGACCGCCGGGCCTCGATCGTCCATCGTCTCACTTGTCGACGCCACCTCAATGTGGCAATGCAAGACCGCGACATTCACCCAGGACTCCGACGCCTGGCCGAAGTCATCGACCGTGCGGACGGGGTTCTGCGCCGTCATGGCGAGGCGCAGCATTCCGGATGGGACGTGCCCAGGCATCAGCCAATGCCCTTCCCCATCATGCTGGACACCCTGTCCCAGTAGTCGCTTGGGAGCGCCACCGTGTCATCTCCGCGGCTTGCCACGTGCTGCGTCACGCGCTGGAGGATTGCCATCTCCAGTAGCGGGTTGAGGGTGTTCGTACCAGCGGTCACCGTCAGCACGACCGGGTAGGCCAGCGAGTCCGCCATGGTCGCGTACTGGATCCCGTTGATGGTCACCAGCGTCGCGGAGCCGGTTGCGCCGTCATCGTCCAGGTACGTCACCGCCGTCACCGGCTGGCGCTCCAGGCGCACCAGCAGCTGGTCGTTCGTCGGCTCCGACGCCACGTACTGCGTTCGCGTAACCGGATCGACGCACCAGCCGGTGCGCTCCTCCAGCTCGCGCTTCGCCGCTTCCCACGCAATTTGGATGGCCGGATCGTCCTCGTTGGAGGAGAGCCGGGCCCAGTTGCGGAACTTGGAAAGGTCGATCGGCACGTACTACCTCGCAGCCAGGTGGCGCCCCCGAAGGAGCGCCACCTGTGCCGATGAGAGGATGAGGATCAGGATGCGGCGTTCGTGACCTGGAGCTGCACCAGCGACTTGACGCGGGTGAAGTCGCTGTTGGCGAACATCATGCCCTGGAAGATCACGCGGGCCGAGGACATCGCCGTGATCTCGTCGCGGATCATGCCGATGCCGCCCCACTCGCGGATGGCGAAGCCGTCCGAGATGTTGCCGAGCACGGCCAGGCAGTTCTTGCCCGAGCTGCCGGTGGCGATGTGCGCCGGGAGGTACTCGGTCACGTAGACCGGGAGACCCATCAGGGTGAAGCCAGCGCCAGCCTGGCCGACAGCGTCCGCGCTCGGGATGAAGAGCGGCACGTTGTTGAC